AAAACAGGCTCCCGTATTTTAGTACCTTGTGGTAAGTGTAATATATGCTTACAAAACAAGAGACGCGAATGGTCAATTAGGATTGGCCATGAAATGCAATACGCCAAAAGTGCGTTTTTCCTCACCCTCACATATGATGACGATCATGTCGTTTATGGAGATGGTGCCTTGACATTAGTTCCAATGGATACAGTACAGTTTATAAAAGCATTACGCTACAGACAAAATCAGGTACTTCTAATGAAGGATCTCTATCATTATGAACCCAGAGTATCAAAAAAAGGTAAAAGTGTCTTAAAACGCGTTTATGACTGGCCTCAGATGAAATATTATTTAATTGGTGAATATGGCGAACAAACACTACGCCCTCACTATCATTTAATATGCTTCAATTTGAGAAAAGAAGTTGCGGATAATATAGGTCAAGTTTGGACAAAAGGACTGTACCATGTAGGAACAGTTACTCAAAATTCAATAGACTACGTTACCGGATATGTCATGAAAAAAGGAAATTGGCCCAAAGGTACACAGAGACCATTCTCAAGAATGTCTAAAAAAATGGGCGATCAATTTCTCAAAGCCAATGCAGCAGAGATTAAAAAAAAAAGCAAACATACTGCTTGGACTCCAAAGGCTTCAAAGGGACATTGCCGAGGTACTACAAAGAGAGAATATACAACAGAGTCGAAAAAGATTTAATTAAAATAGAAACAGATGAAAACATAAGAATTGAAGAACAAAAAAAACTTGCCTATCTGGCTAAGTATGCACCAGATGCGGACCAAGAATTTATCAACAGAAAAAGAGCATACAGCGAATTTTTACAGAGAAAAGAATCAAAAAACAAAAAATTATGAATCCATTTAATAGTATCAATGTATTTGCTCCAAAAAGGAACAAATTTGACATGTCACACGAAAAAAAGCTAACACTCGACATGGGTTACTTAGTACCAACATTCTGTCAACAGGTATTGCCCGGCGATTCGTGGAAAGTGCAAACAGAATTAATGCTTCGCTTCCTTCCAATGTTAGCGCCCATCATGCACAGAATTAAAGTATATACCCACTATTATTTTGTTCCCAATAGATTAGTTTGGGACGAATGGGAACCGTTTATAACAGGTGGTACAGATGGAGATTTAACCCCAGAGATGCCACACTGGTTCACTTCTGATTCAGCCTACTTCGGCAAAGGTACACTATCCGATTATCTAGGAATAGAGACGCCTCCCCAAGGTGCAATCTGGGACTTCAAACATCAGGTTCTACCCTTTAGAGCATATCAGCAAATTTATAATGACTATTACAGGGACCCAAACGATGATTCTCAGCTAATAGATTATTACAAAGGATCAGGAGCAATTAACACCGGACCAGGTGGACAAACAAATCAAGAGAATTTCCACTATACACTCAGAAAGCGATCTTGGGCTAAAGACTACTTCCATGGTGCATTACCATGGGCACAGCGTGGAGATCAGGCTATTATGCCAATGTCAGGTACAATACAAAGTCAATTAGTAGCCAAGGATTCAGACGGAAACCCGATAGGTTCAGAAGATATAACAACGGGAGCCCTCGGAGACGTACAGGCAGGTACAAATACCACTACATTCGAGTCAGTAGATAACGACGCAATAGATGGTTCATTTACCATCAATGACTTACGCGCGTCAGTAAAATTACAGGAATGGCTCGAAAAAATGGCCAGAGGCGGAGCCCGTTATGTGGAACAAATCCTCACCCATTTTGGCGAAGTCTCACCTGATCAGAGACTCCAGAGAGCGGAATTTCTAGGTGGAGGATCGCAAAATGTAGTTATCTCAGAGGTGCTTTCAACAACACAGAGCACAGCCGAAAATCAACCCCTTGGAGAGTTCGCAGGTCATGGAATATCAGTAGGAACACAAAACAGGTTCCAGAAAAAACGATTTAAAGAACACGGGTATGTTATCGGCATAATGTCAATAATGCCAACCCCGCAGCTCATGAATGGATCAGAAAGGCACTTCTTCTATCAGGATAAATTAGACTATGCATGGCCAACATTCGCCAATCTTGGCGAGCAATCCGTGTATAAAGGAGAGGTTAAAATGCCATATACCAATTCATTTGGTGAAGAGAGGCACAGGCAAACATTTGGCTATCAGCCAAGATATGCAGAATACAAATGGGCAAAAAGTACCATTCATGGAGAATTTAGAGACACTCTTAAATACTGGCACATGGCCAGAGATTACACAAACGAAAATCCTAATATTTACGGTTTCTTTGAGTATGACGGTGATAAAAGGATTTTTGCAGTGCAAGAAGCAGATGAAAATAATATTATCGCTAATGTCTATCATAAAGCAAGTGCTCTTAGGGCTCTACCTTACTACGGTACACCTAAGCTGTAGTATTCATAAATCAATTAAAATTAAAGTCGATATCGAAATGAAAAAGATAATCACAAAACAAAACTGGAAAAACCGGAAGGAATATTTCACCCAAGGAAAACCCAGCAAACAGGTAGTGCAGCAAGATGCTGCGCTATCCCTTCAGCAACTCGTTGAAAGGTCACAGCAAGGAATTCCCCCTCCCCTTAGAGAGGGTGAATATTATGACGGAGATCACGAAAGTGAAGACCTTGAAAAAATTCCAACACTCGACCCGATTGAGAGAGAGGAACTGGTCCAACGTCATGCTCGGAAGGTGAAACAAATTGAGGAAAAACTCCAAAAGAAAAAGGAGCCATCCCCTCCCCTACCGGAAACCGAGCCAAAAAAGGAACCGGAACCGGAACCGGACAAAAAGCCGGATAGTCCTAAAAAGGACTAATCCAACAAATCCGCACTATACATACTTGATATATATAGTGCGGATTGACTAATCATTAATACTCAATTACTTAAGTCAAGACAAAAATAAATACCAAAATCTTTAAATAATACAATTATGTCATTCTGGAAAGGACTCGTAAAATCTATCCCAATAGTAGGCCCACTAGTTGGAGGTGCTATAGATGCAGCACAATCAAGAAAAAATGTAAAAGATACAATACGCCATCAAAAAGAGATGGCACAGACAGCCTACGACAACGATCTGCAAATGTGGGAACGGCAAAATGCATACAATGCTCCCACTATGCAAATGGAACGTTTAAAAGAGGCAGGACTCAACCCTAATCTAGTCTATGGAACAGGTGCCCAAGGAAACACATCATCCCAATTACCCAAATATCAGGCACCCAGACCAGACTACACACAAAGGAGAAATCCATTGCAAGCCCTTGGAACATTAGGAACCTTCCAAGATGTAAAAATGAAAAATGCAATGATTGACAACGTAAAAGAACGGACACTCACTGAGACAGTAAACAGAGCTTTAAAAGCTGCTCAGGAAAACTACACAAATGTACGTGCACACGGTGAAACATACAGCAACGTGGTAAAATGGCAACGTTCAAACGTGGCCAACGAACTAAGTAAATATTCGGCAGACTTGGCAAAGGCCGAATTACAACAAAAATTACAGGACGTAAGAAACAGGCGTTTAGCCGGAGACATCAGAGAGAAGGAACTATCCTTCTATGAATGGTTAAAAATCATGGGAATGGTGAACCCGTTCATTGGTAACCTTAAAGGATTCTTACCCCGACGATAATTCCTTTATTAAAGCCCTTGGAACATAAAATTTGTGAAGCCTGTCGTAACAAATTTGTTCCGCACCGGTACGGTGCTGCCCAGACGGGCAGACAAAGCAGAATTCCCCAAAAAAAGTAACGGCCCGTCTTGCCGGAGGCAGACTAGCCAACATGAGCAATTTGGAGATAAAGCAAAAGTTTAGTAAATAGCGATTGAGCGCAGCGGTAAGAGCTTATAAAAAACGAAGCGCAGCAAAAAATGCGAATGAGTGATAGGTTGCAACTTGCTTGCAGCCTATCACATAACCAAAAAAACTTTTTTAAAATGGAATTAGTGCTATCATTACTCATATCAATATATATCATATACATAGTAGTTAAAATACTACGTATTCAGGAATTTAAATAAGCGGGAAAGTCCCGCTTTTATTGTTTAATTCAAAATGTAAAATTATGCGTTACAGAAGATCAAAAAGACGAAGTTTCAGACGTGGACGAAGTAAAAGACGACGATTCCAAAGAAGTTACAGAGTAACCAGAGGCGGTATAAGACTGTGAGAAAATTTATTCGTTATTCGAAAGTGGCTAGGTCAATTTCGTTTACAAAGCTACAGGCTAGACGGATTCTTACATACATGATTCTTACACATCAGGAAATCCCCCCCTATTAATGGAATGCTTAGACAAACTCAATATACGGGAACCCAAAACAGGCTCCCGTATTTTAGTACCTTGTGGTAAGTGTAATATATGCTTACAAAACAAGAGACGCGAATGGTCAATTAGGATTGGCCATGAAATGCAA